GCATATATAACCGTAGGAAGTACAGTCAATAAGACTTGTCTTAATTTCTTAAGCATTAGCCACCTCCTTTTATAATCTTTTCGATATCTTCAAGCATCTTTGGTGTGAATTCATCATAAGCAGGACGCATAAATGGTCGAGCAGAGACTAACTTCCCACTTCTATGCTTAAAGCCAAGTTCCACTAAGTGAACGATAGAACCTTTGGTTTTAGAATAAATAACAATAGTTTTATTCACTCCATTACCATAAGATTCCTTAATAAAAGAATCGCCTAGATGCTCATGGGACCATGATGTTCTAGGTGCATTGCTTTTAATGTAATCGAGAATTTGATCCGCGGTGTATTCGAGCTTATCTAGGATGGCTTTTTCGACATCTTTAGAATATGACTTCACTGCTTTTTCAATCTCTGGAGTTAAGGCCTCGATACTTATAGATTCCATCCTTCGATGTCCTCCTTTTTGATATCGGTTTCAGAACAGTAAAGTTCCATCCACATTCCGTTTTGATAGGTTCTTTCTACTTTATAGATAGTATCTTCATTAGAGATGTAGATATACTTACTTTTATCGTAAAGAAAACATTGAATTGAAACCTTAAAATCGAGTTTAACTTGGGTTTGTTTTGAATTATAGAATTCCTTAGAAGTGATGGAACTAGTCATTCCCACCACCTCTTTGGAGCCGACCAACCGTAGAGACTGGTTGCCCACATCATCTGCAGCTGTTTTAACACGTAATAGGAATAAAGAGTTGTTGCCGGAATTAGGATAGGCTATCACGAGGATGAACCTCCGCCAACCTCAGGAATATGCAAGCATAATTGCCTGAGTAAGACATCAAAGCTCTTGGGAAGTTCTTTCACTGTTCCATCGCTTTTAAATCCGAAGTTGGTCTTCACAAATATGGTAATAAGAGCTGTCACTAATGGTTCATCATCCGATTCAGCGATTTCACGAGGAATACCAGCTGTGACTAAAAGCTGGCGGCACGAGGCGATATGAATGGTGATTTCATCATCAGCGTAGTTTTCTGTTGCAGGGATAAGCAAAGCTTTCTTCATTTTTGCAAGCATGTTTTCACTCGACATTTTAGACACCTCCTCTTCATTAATATTCAGTTAATAAATTCTTCCTATTACTCTTAAACGGAAGGGCCCGCCTTCTTACTTCTCTTATTGATTTCTCATTTCGATGGTAATGCGACTAGCGACTTATCTGGGTTAGCGGGCTAGCCTCCGTGTTTCGACCGAAGTCTTATTCTCCGTCAGTGTTATCTGAAGGAGTATCTGGTTCTACTGGGTCAGAGTTAACTTCTGGTTCAGCATTGTTAGATGCTTGAGCAGCAGCTTTCTTGACTCTTAAGAAGCCTTTGTAGCCGATGACGTTACCACCAGTGAAGACAGATGCCTTATAGCAGATAATGCCATCTTTGAATTTGTAGTCAGTGGATTTGGCTACTTCAACACCACTGAAGATTGGGACTTCGTAGTTAGCGAGTGGACCATAGGCGATACCGTATTCACCAACGTTTGTACCAGAGGCTGAAATTGCTTTACAGTGACTGGAGATGATGAATGGGATGCCATCGATGGTTTTGGCCTTATAGTCAACAGTGTGGACTTTACGGCCTTCTCTAGTACGGAGACCAGCGAATGCACGTAAGTCATTCTTGTTGAGGATGAGGACACAGCCACCTTCGACTTCTTCATCACCGCCATAGGCGTAGACGATATCATCGAGGGTATTTTCATCGATTGCGCTGATTTCTAAGTCAACGGAATCTGCTAACGCTTCACAGTTAGCGGAGAAGATACCTTTGAAGGTGTTTGTGGTACCAGCACCACGAAGGATTTGTTCAGAGATTTTCTTTCTTAAAGCAATGTTAACTCCTTTGAGAACTTCAGCGGAATAATCTGCTGCTGGGAGTTTCTCTAACTCTTCAGTAATTTCTGCATAAGCAGTGACTTTGACTTTGGAGATTGTTAAATAACCAAAGGTTGGTTCTGCTGTGGTATAAGGATCACCTTCTGCAGTTAATCCACCTGTACCATGAGATTTCACAAAGGATTTCTTATAGGTTTCACCACCTTTAAGATTGACAGTGTGGACTTGCTCGACAAGTGTTGAAACTTCTCTGAATGGAACAGGGGCGATTTTGTCATCTTGATGAACTGGGAGTAAAACTCCATCAGCGGTCACAGTGACAGTACGACCTTCTTTTAAGGCCTTACCACGTGCTTCTAATTCTTGAGCAGTTTCTTCATTTTTGGTTTCGATAACGACATCAGGATTGAATTTGACTCTCATTGCGAGCTTCTTTTCAATGGCCTTACGTTCGTTGGTTAATTCATCAACTTCTTTATCGTAGGCTTCAAGCTTAGCGACATCAGTTTCAGAATCGATTAAGCCGCGGATTTCATCCATACGAGCTTTAATTTCTTTTAAACGTAATTCTAAGTTCATGTGAACTCCTTTCTAAAACTTTGTTTTAATGGTTAGTCTTTTTACTAAGACTGTTCTTCGTTCTAAGTTCTCTGCATTCTCCAATGCCTTTAGTTCAGCATCCGCCAACTCTAAAGAACGAGCACTTGCTTGGATAGAAGTTTGGTCATAGGCCGGCAAGTCTACGACAGAAACATCAAAGAGCCTATCAATTGCCGTAATAGTTCTTTTTGGTATTGCACCACTTTTATCCCAGCTTTGACTTTTAACAGTAAAAGCAAATGACATCTTGTCTAATAACCCAGCTTCAATACATTTGAAAATGTCTTGGTTACTGGTTGTGTCGATGAGTTCGGCTCTAATTTTGAGTCCTTTTTCATCAACTTCTAAAGAAAGAGAACCATTTCTGGTCCTCGCTATGATTAAGGTTGAGTCATTGTGATTGTATTTGAATGGCACATCCTTCATATTTGCTTCTTTAAGTGCATCTGGAGAAATGACTTCTAAGAATCCAT